ATCTTACGCAAGAACAAAAACTGCTCGTAAGAAAAATAAAAAGTCATAGTGGGAGAAACAAAATGGCAATGAAAAAGAAAACTAAAATGTATGCCAGAGGTGGTGCTGGAATGAAGAAAAAGACAAAAATGTATGCACGAGGTGGTGCAGGCATGAAAAAGAAAACAAAAATGTACTCAAGGGGTGGAGCTGCTAAACGTAGATAATGTCTTATCTAATAAGCAACGTACCACACTTTAAGTGTTGGGTACGAAGAGAGTTCACTTGTAATCATCAAGACTATCACGGTGAGTTCCTTCACGCAATGGCATTTGCAGTAAACACCATACCCGACAGGTCTTTAAGCTTCCAAGTCGTTTTCACTGGATGTGAGATTGACATGGAAGGAGGACCTGAAGAAAACGTGCATGGTGGTGCAATGTGGGCAAGAATGCCTATTCAAGCTTTAGTCGCAGACATACCCGTAGATGATTGGGCAGAACCAATGGAAGACCACTTATGTCAACCTTGGGATTGTGAGTCAAGGCATCATTCAGTTATAGTTATGGACAGAGTAAGTTCCTCTCCGTGGCTATGTAAGATTGATAATGATTTCTATACAGGAAAATATTTATTTACTGTAGACTACACAGATAGCGATATAGCAGATGATCCTGCACAACATAAGCAGTCACACGTACTATATTTGTTAGATGCAGGAAAATGGACTGGCAACATAGTTGCACTTCCAAATAACAGAGTGAGAGCGACAAGTCCTGCTTTGTGGAGAACTGGAGATGGTGCTCCTGATTTTACACCATCACAATGGATACACTCTGCAGAATCTCATGAGTCTTACTTAGACCCTTCAGTAACATTTAACAATTTGTACTCCGATGGTAGCCAAGCTAGAAACAATAAGAAAAAAAATAAAAAGTAAAAAGAAGCTTGGTTTCTCTGAAAGGGCAAGAGCAGTTAGCAAAGGATTATTACCAAGTGCCGCTAAAAAAAGGAAGAAGTCAAAAGGTAGTAAGTCAAAACATAAGAAAGCTAAAAAAAGAGGGTAAACCTCACAAACAAGCTATAGCTATTGCACTTTCTACTGCAGGTTACAAACAATCTAATCTGAAAGAAGGACCTAAAAAAGAAAGACTAGTTAAATTACTAATGAAAGCTAGACGTGATGTCGGTGAAGCTTTGAAACAAAAAGACAAAACCAAAGAGCGTCTAGCTAGACAAAGAGTACAAAAATACAAAGTAGCTTTAGGAGAGAGAAGTGGAAGTAAAAAAAGCAAAAACGACAATAAAAAAAGTAGCGTCAAAACTAAAAAAAGCTAGTCAAGCTCATGCAGGTCAAGCAAAAGCTCTATCAGCTATAGAATTACGAAAAGGTGGTTCTGCAAAAAAGAAAACTAAAAAGAAAAAAAGTAAAAGCACAGTAAACAAAGCAGGTAACTATACAAAGCCTGAAATGAGAAAAAGAATATTTAATAGAATTAAAGCAGGAGGCAAAGGTGGTGCTCCTGGACAATGGTCAGCTAGAAAAGCTCAAATGTTAGCTGCAGCTTACAAAAAAGCAGGTGGAGGATACAGAAACTAATGCCACATTACACTAAAAAATTAACAAAAGTAATTAAAGGATTGAAGAAGGCATCCAAGCTTCATGCAAGTCAAGCTAAAACTTTATCTAAAATTAATAGAGACCAAAAGAAGGGATACAAAAAAGTTGTCAAGAAAAAAAAGAGATCCTAAAGTTGGTACAGGAAAAAAACCAAAAGGTAGCGACAGAAGACTATACACGGATGAAAATCCTAAAGACACAGTTAGCATCAAATTTGCCACCCCAGCCGATGCAAGAGCAACCGTTGCAAAAGTTAAAAAAATCAATAAGCCATATGCGAGAAAGATACAGATACTTACAGTCGGTGAGCAAAGAGCTAAAGTGATGGGCAAGACTGAAGTTGTCGCAATATTTAAAAAAGCAAAAGAAAGTTTAAAGAAAGCACATGAACGAAAAAAGAAAAAAAAGGTGTGACACTTGTGAGTGTTACGATTGTGATTGTGAAGAGTGCAACTGCGACTGCCACGAAGAAGATGACGAGGTGCAAGGAGCACCTGTATGATAGAGTTTCTTCTTGTGTTTATGATTGACACAAGAGTAATAAATCAAATACAAACTTTTGATGATATTGATAGATGTCTGTACTTTGCAGAACGTCTACGTAAGCAACCAGCTATACCAACAGAGGATGGAAATCAGCGAATAACTGCATATTGTAAACCCATAAGGAAATAAAATGTTAGCAGAACTAGCCGCAGCTAACGCTGCTTTCGGAATAATAAAAAATTTCGTATCAAACGGAAAAGAACTTGGAGGGTGTGTAAAACAGATTTCCGATTTTGTGTTTGCAAAAGAACAAATAGAAAAGAATCTAAAAAAGAAAAAATCTAAAGGTGTTGGGGGTGGTGATCTAGAAGAGTTCATGGCTCTTGAGCAAATAAAAGAAAAAGAAGAAGAACTCAAAAAAATAATGATCTACTTAGGAAGACCTGGACTTTGGCAAGATTGGCAGGCATTCCAAGCAGAGGCTAGAAAGTCAAGACGCTATCAAGAAAAGATGGCAGAGAAGCGTAAACAAGAGTTAATAGAATATGCAGGGTATGGGATAGCATTTATATTTATATTATTCTTTGCAGGAATATTAGCATGGCTACTAGCAAAATGGATGGGAAAGATCTAACACCTTGCGTAGGGATATGTAAACTCAAAGATAATATATGCATAGGTTGTAAAAGAACAATAGAAGAGATTAAACAAGCATATGATAAGTTGGTTAATAAAAATACTAAAACATAATGGTAGAGTAGGAATTACTGCTGCTAGAGAATTGTCAAGACATAGACTTCATACTACTAAGTATGAAGATTTGTGTATGTAGGGTAGAGTATGGCACTTAAAAAATCACAAAGGTCGTTAGTTGCGTGGACAAAACAAAAATGGCGAACAAAGTCTGGTAAACCTAGTACACAAGGATCAAAGGCAACTGGCGAACGTTATCTACCTGAGAAAGCAATTAAGGCTCTTAGTTCCAGTGAATACGCCGCCTCTTCGGCTGCTAAACGCAAAGCGACTAGAAGAGGTAAACAATTTTCTAAACAACCCCGCAAGATTGCAAAGAAAACATCAAGCTTTCGTAGATTCAGCTAAGTTAAAAGAAAAATTAAAACAAGAAAGAATAAAAGAGAAAATAGCAAATGATACAAGCACTAATAGGACCAATCGCAAACCTCGCAGGAACGTGGTTTCAAAACAAGATAGAAAAAACAAAGGCAGATGGACAAGCTAAAGTCGCAGAGGCTAAAGCTCGTGCTACTGTTGCAGAAAAGGTTGCAACAGGTCAAGTTGAGTGGGAAGGCAAGATGGCAGATGCTACAGTGGATAGTTGGAAAGACGAGTTCGCTTTAGTTGTACTACTAGCTCCTGCTATATTAGTATTTATTCCGGGTATGAGAGAATATGTGAAAGAGGGTTTTGAGATATTAGCAACACTACCTGATTGGTATCAGTATTTATTGTACATAGCAATATCTGCGTCATTTGGTATCAAAGGTGTAGGACAAGCAGCTAAGATGTTGAAAGGCAAAAAGTAATGGCTAAAATTATTGAAACAAATTTTGGAACATTGGTTAATCCACAAAGAATAGCTAGAGGTAGTGCCTCACCTATTGTAAAACAGGGAGCATTCTATACATTTTCACTTAGAGTTGAGACAGATGATATACGAGAATACTCCTTTACAGATAGAGCAAGAGCAGTTCACATGAGAGAAATACTCATTAGTCATTTAGAACAAAGGATAACAAAAAGAGCATGAGTTTAAAAGCCTTGACATTTTTAAAGATTTCTGCTATAATTAGTAAAGTGGGAAACTATTTTTGGCATTTACACGTAAAAGAAATACGTAAACAACAAATGAAATTAGGACTTAGAAGATGAATTTAATTAAGCTACAAGACGAGATAGCTAATGACGAGGGAATAAAATATGAGTTATATAGATGTTCAGAAGGGCATTTGACCGGGGGGATAGGACATTTAATCACAGAGTGGGATGAAGAGTTTTATGGGCAACCCGTAGGAACTAAAGTGCCACACGAACAAGTAAATGATTGGTTTGAAAGAGATATACAAGTTTCCATAAGTGACTGTAAAGAACTATTTGATGATTTTGATAGTCTACCCGAAGAGATACAAAGAGTATTAGCAAATATGTCTTTTCAATTAGGAAGACCAACTCTAAGTAAATTTAAGAACATGATTGCTGCAGTCAACAATAATGACTATCAAGAAATGGCAAATCAGATGGAAGACTCACGTTGGTACAGACAGACACCCAACAGAGCACAACGTTTAATAGACAGAGTTTTAACACAAGGTATACCACATTGAGTAGAGAACTAACAGATAGACAGAAGTTGTTTCTAGAAGTTTTGTTTGACAAAGCTAACGGAGACCCTGTACAAGCTAAGTTGTTAGCAGGATATTCTGAGAACTCATCCACATCAGCAGTTGTTGCATCTATGAAAGACGAGATCATGGAAGCTACACAGCTATACATGAGTAGAAATGCACCCAAGGCCGCAGTTGCTATGGTGAGTGGCATGGATGACCCAACACAGTTAGGTATTAGAGATAAACTCGGTGCAGCAAAAGAATTACTTGACAGAGTAGGTTTAATTAAAACTGAGAAGGTACAAGTAGAAGCATCGGGGGGTGTGATGATATTACCACCAAAGAAGGGGTAGTAACATGGATGAAAAAACAGAAATAGCAGTGGCTAAATCTATCCATGAATGGTCAGCAGGAAGATTAAAGGCTTCTGAAGTTCATAAAAATCTTAAATCACTTGGCTATAAAACAAATTTAAGAGGGATAATTGGTGGTTCAGCACCTGTACATAAAATAGGCGATGATGAGCCAATAAGATACATTTTTTTTAAAGCAGGTGGACTAACTACTAAAAAGTATGTCAACCCTGTAACTTTTGTTGATAATATAAAAAAGAAGCAATGAATAGAAGTTTAGGTAAGTGGAAGCTACCACAACCAACAGATTTAAAAGAAGATAAAGAGTGGATACAGATACCACGTATAGCAAGGATAGTGCCTTTTGGTTATAAGGTTAACGAAGAAGATTCTAATTTACTTGACCCTATACCTTTTGAGTTAGAAGCCATAGAAGTTGCTAGACAATATGTAAAGCAATATTCGTACAGACAAGTTGCAAATTGGTTGACAACAAAAACAGGTAGAGATATATCTCATGTAGGATTAAGAAAAAGATTAATAAATGAGCGACAACGTAAGAACAAAGCTAGAACTCTCAAGTCATGGACTGAATGGGCAGAAAAGGCAATACAAAAAGCGAAAGCCTACGAAGAAGAAAGAACGGGTGCAAAAGCCTAGTATCGTTGAAGATATAGAGGCTGTACCACAAGAAGAACACAATATAGTTTTTAGACCTAACGAAGGTCCTCAAACAGAGTTCTTGGCATCACCCGAAAGAGAAGTTCTATATGGTGGTTCAGCAGGTGGTGGTAAATCATATGCCATGTTAGCCGATCCACTACGTTATATGAATCATCCACAGTTTAGTGGATTGTTACTAAGACACACGACAGAAGAACTAAGAGAATTAGTTTGGAAGTCAAGAGAATTATATCCTCAAATATACAAGGGTATAAAGTGGTCAGAGAGAAAGATGCAATGGGTAGCTCCATCAGGTGCAAGACTGTGGATGTCCTACCTAGACCGAGATGATGATGTATTAAGATATCAAGGTTTAGCTTTTAGTTGGATAGGCTTTGACGAATTAACACAGTGGGCAACACCATTTGCTTGGAACTACATGAGGTCAAGATTACGTTCTACTGCCGCTGATTTACCAGTGTACATGAGAGCGACAACTAACCCAGGAGGTCCGGGTCATCAATGGGTTAAGAAGATGTTCATTGACCCAGCACCTTATGGAAGAGCATTTGATGCCACAAACATTGAGACAGGACAAGTTCTTAAATATCCTGATGGGCATAGTAAAGCAGGCGAAGCACTTTTCAAAAGAAGATTCATACCTGCTAGATTATCTGACAACCCATATCTCTCAAATCAAGGAGACTACGAAGCGATGCTTCTATCCCTCCCTGAACACCAACGTAAACAGTTGCTTGAGGGTGATTGGGATATTAAAGAAGGTGCTGCTTTCACTGAGTTTAGTAGGGATACTCACGTTATTGAGCCTTTTGACATTCCAAGAAATTGGGTTAAATTTCGTGCTTGTGACTATGGTTATGGTTCTTATAGTGCTGTGCTGTGGTTTGCTGTTTCTCCAGACGAGCAACTTATTGTATATAGAGAGTTGTATGTTAGCAAAGTCCTTGCCACAGATTTGGCAGATATGATACTAGATTTAGAGTCTGAAGATGGAAATATTAAGTATGGTGTGTTGGATAGTAGCCTTTGGCATAAACGTGGCGATACTGGTCCATCTCTTGCAGAACAAATGATACAAAGAGGTTGTAGGTTTAGACCATCTGATAGAAGTAAAGGTAGTAGAGTATCAGGTAAAAACGAGATACATAGAAGACTACAGATAGATGAGTTTACAGAACAACCTAGAATGGTGTTTTTTAATACGTGTATGAATAGCATAGCACAGCTACCAGCTATACCTCTAGACAAAAAGAATCCTGAAGATGTGGATACTAGAGCAGAAGACCATATTTATGACGCACTAAGATATGGCATTATGTCAAGACCTAGATTTAGTATATTTGACTATGACCCTATAGGCAGACCAAAAAGTAGTATGCCTGTAGCAGACGCAACATTTGGATATTAATATGGCAGAAGAAGATATTTTACTAGAAGAAGAAGAAGCAATAGCTTTAAATGATATAAAGGAAAGCGATACAGAAGATGATTCTTCGGCTTCTCAATTAGCAGACTATGTAATGGCTAAGTTTAAAAAATCTGAAGACTATAGATATGAAGATGAACTTAGATGGACAAGAGCTTACAGAAACTACAGAGGAATCTATGGTCCTGATGTTCAGTTTACTGAAGCAGAAAAATCTAGAGTATTCATAAAGATAACTAAAACAAAAACATTGGCTGCTTATGGTCAAATAGTTGATGTTTTGTTTGCAGGAAATAAGTTTCCAATTAGCATAGAACCTACAACATTACCTGAAGGAGTAGCAAAAGATGTTAACTTTGATCCGAAAAAACCTCAAGAACTTAGTGGAGATTCTCCAATCACTTCACCTTATGGTTTCAGTGGTGATGGCATGGAACTCCCTAAAGGTTCTACTGAAAAGAGTTTACTTGATAGGCTTGGACCTTTGCAAGATGACTTGTCAGAAATTAAAAGCCTTGAAGAAGGTGTGGGTAAAACTCCTACAGCGATCACGTTCAGTCCTGCGATGGTTGCGGCAAAAAGTATGGAAAAGAAAATAACAGACCAACTAGAGGAATCAGGAGCTAACAAACATTTAAGAAGCACTGCATTTGAGATGTCTCTATTTGGAACTGGAGTTATGAAAGGACCTTTTGCTTTAGATAAAGAATATCCTAATTGGGATGCAGAAGGAAAGTATGATCCTACATTTAAAACAACACCACAAATAAGTCATGTGTCTGTTTGGAACTTCTATCCAGACCCTGACTCTACAAATATAGATCAAGCACAATACGTTATTGAAAGACATAAGATGTCAAGAACAGAGTTACGTTCTTTAAAACGTAGACCATTCTTCAGAGAAAACGTTATTGAAAGCGTTATCATGGATGGAGAAAACTACGTAAAGAAGTATTGGGAAGATGATCTAACAGACTACAATCAAGAAAACTATGTAGAAAGATTTGAAGTCTTTGAATATTGGGGTATGATGGACACTGCTATGCTACAAGAGCAAGATGTTGATATACCAAAAGAACTACAAGACTTTGATGAATTACAAGCTAACATTTGGGTTTGTGGTGGAAAAGTATTAAGAGCAGTGCTAAATCCATTTAAACCAGCAAAGATACCTTATATGGCTGCACCATATGAATTAAATCCGTACTCATTCTTTGGTGTTGGTCTAGCAGAGAATATGGATGACACACAAACTCTAATGAATGGTTTTATGAGAATGGCTGTTGACAACGCAGTATTATCAGGCAACTTACTCATAGAAGTAGATGAAACAAACCTAGTGCCAGGACAAGATCTATCTGTGTATCCGGGAAAGATATTCAGAAGACAAGGTGGTGCTCCGGGTCAAGCTATATTTGGAACTAAGTTCCCTAACGTATCAAATGAGAATATGCAGTTGTTTGATAAAGCAAGAGTATTAGCAGACGAGAGTACTGGCTTTCCATCATTTGCTCATGGTCAAACTGGTGTAACAGGTGTGGGTAGAACTGCATCAGGTATATCTATGTTGATGAATGCTGCAAGTGGTAGTATAAAGACTGTAATAAAAAATATAGATGACTATTTATTAAAACCTTTAGGCGAAGGTTTATTTAGATTTAATATGCAATTTGACTTTGACCCTGAAATAAGAGGTGATCTAGAAGTCAAGGCAAGAGGAACAGAAAGTCTCATGGCTAACGAAGTTAGGTCACAAAGACTTATGCAGTTCTTACAAACTGCGTCTAACCCTGCACTTGCTCCATTTGCTAAGTTTAACTTTATCATTCGTGAAATAGCAAAAGCTATGGACTTAGACCCTGACAAAGTTACTAACAACATGGATGAAGCAGCAAGACAAGCAGAGTTACTAAAAGAATTTAGAGGGGATATGCCACAACAACAACCACCTGCAGGTCTTAATCCAAATGACCCAACAGGTGTAGGTGGGGGAACGATAGGTACAGGACAAGCTCCTAGACCTGGAGAACAAGGATTTTCGGGAGTAGCACAAGGTGGACAAACAGATACTCAGCAATCTCAAGCCGCTGGTCAGTCACCAACACCATCTGAATAAATACATTGATGTGCTGATAGAACAACAGCATAAGACAATGGAACAGGCAAAAGATATGCACATCATATACGCTTGTCAAGGCTCAATAGCCATGTTGCGTAGACTAAAACTATTAAGGGATGAAGTAAATGGCAGAGAAAAAAACTAAGGACGCAGATATCCAACAAGCAGAAATGCCAAAAGGTGAAGTTGCTGACACACAACTGACTAATTTGTCACAAACAGAACTCATGAATGAGTTATACAAAAGAGGATATACTCCTGAAGATATACTTAATAAAGATAAACTTACAGGTCCTGAAATAGAAGCATTAGCGACTTTAAATGAAAAAAGCAAAGGTGGCATACCAAAACAAATGGAGATGTTTGAAGACGGTGGACTAAAAGATGAAGGTGGAGAAGTAGATGAAGAATCAGGTAATGAAGTTCCACCGGGATCTACAAAAGAAGAAGTAAGAGATGATATACCAGCTAGACTTAGTGAGGGTGAGTTTGTTTTTCCTGCAGATGTTGTAAGATATCTAGGTCTAGACTTTTTGATGAAGCTAAGACAAAGAGCGAAAGCAGGACTACAAAAGATGGAAGAGATGGGTCAGATGGGTAATTCTGATGAAGCGACACTTCCCGATGATATACCATTTACCATAGATGATTTAGACATGGAAGATGATCCACTAGAAATGCAAGTTGGTGGTGTAGTGCCTAACCCTATGGGTAATCCAACAGCTATGCCTAATCAAGTTACAACCATGAACAACCCTAATGTGTATAATCCTAATATGGGTCAGATGTATACACCGGGGGGTGTCACTCCATATGCTCCAGCTACATTTAAGTCACTGTTACCACAGTCCTCTACAGGTCAAGTGAAAACTACGAACAAAAGATACGTGAATAAAGAAACTGGTCAAGTAAGAATGATACCTCATGTTGAAGGAACAGGTAAACCATTATACCCTATTCCTGCAGGATTTGTATTAGAAGAAACACCAACAGAGGAAAAAAAGCCAGAAACAAAAGTAGAAACTGCAAAAGTTAAAAAAGTAGCAGAATCAGATGGAGGTGATCCAAGCACCAATACTACAAGTGCCAGTTTATCTTTTGGTGGGGATCGTACAAGTAAAGGATTGCAGACAAATGCTATAACTGCAAACATATCATATAATGTGAGTGCTTTAGGTACGTTTGGTTTGTTTAGTGGTTTAGGAAAAGTTGCTGATATAAATAAAGGTAAAGATGTTAAGACTAAAGGTAATCAGTTTGGATTAACAACAAATCCTGTAGAAATGAGTTATGGAAAGGGTAAATCAATATCTCTGACAAGTAAACAATATGCAGAAGTAAAAAATAATGTAGTAGGGCAAAAAGCTAAAGATTTAAAAAATAGACTTGAAGTTTTAGATAATATAGCCTCAAGAGAATATTCTTTTGACCCTGATAAAAATCAATATACGGACAACTTAGGAAACACATTATCTTATGATGAGGCTCAACAAGCAGGTAAAGATATACAAGATCATATACAAAGCGAGGTAAGTAAAGGTAGAGATATACAAGATGTGATAGACTCATTGAATAACTCAGAAGTTTCAATGGCACAAGATGCGGCTATAGAGGCAGAAGATGATGCTGATCCAAGTGCAGGAGGCAAGGGTCAAGGCATTGGCAGTGGTCTAGCAGGTTCAAGTTTAGGTATAGGTGCAGGCATGGGTGATTTGTCTGATGATGCACCTGATGATGATGGTGGTGGTTTTAGTGACGTGTCAGATGATGCAGGTCCTTCAGATGATGATTCAGCAGGATTAGGAGGAGAAGATGTGGCAAAAGGATCACTTATAACTAGACGTAAAGCGTCAGGCAAAGTTAAACCTAAGTATATGAAGCGAGGTGGATTAGCTTCACGTTAATAATCCACATACTAGCTACTTATCCCCCAATAATGGCTACGATAACCCTAGGAGAGTAAAATGGCTGAACAAGCACAAGAAATGGTGGTAGATGCTACACCAAAAAAAGCAGCATTTATGGCTAAACCTTCTACTCATGAAGATAGAATAAAAAAAGATGAAGAAGAGTTAGAGCTACTAAAAAAACAAGCACTTGGTGAAACTGAAGAAGCTACCCAAGAAACTAAAGAAGAAGTGGTAGAAGAAAAAGAAGAAGAACCAAAGAGTGCTGAAGAAAAAACTTTCAAGAAAAGATATGGAGACTTACGTAGACACTCCCAAGAAAAAGAAAGAGAGTTTCAAAAGCAGTTGGATGACTTAAAATCTCAACTAGAAAAAGCAACTAAGAAAGAGATAAAGCTTCCAAAGACAGAAAAAGAAATAGAAGAGTGGGCAAAAGAGTACCCAGATGTGGCTAAGATTGTAGAAACAATAGCTATTAAGAAAGCTAAAGAACAATCTGACATATTAGAAAAAAGAATAATAGAGATAGATGAACTAAATGCAAAAGCTACTAAAGAAAGAGCAGAAGTAGAATTGCTAAAGATTCATCCAGACTTTGCAGACATAAGAGAGAGTGACGATTTTCATGATTGGGCAGAAGAGCAACCAAAGTGGGTACAAGATGCCCTATACGAAAATAGTGAAGACGCAAGATCAGCCGCTAGAGCTATTGACTTGTACAAGGCAGACAGAGGTATTGGCAAGAAAGATAAGGTCAAGAACACTGAAAGTGCTGCTATGGCAGTTAATCCGAAGTCTGAAAAGAACGCTCCAACTGCGAACACTAAAACTAACATGATAAGAGAATCTGACGTGCAGAACATGAGTGCAGAAGAATATGAGAAAAACTCAGATATAATCATGGAGTCAATCCGTGCAGGAAACTTCGTATATGATGTATCAGGTTCTGCTAGATAAAAGTGTTGACAAATAGTTATTTATAAGTATAACTATATGTAACTAGACGTGTGACCCCTAGTTCTAGGACACTCACACTCACCTTAAAAACCTTGGAAGCCTACCTGATGGTATGAGCCTGCGTTTAAATAGCTACTAGACGCACAACCTCAATATACTATTAGCCGATAACAAGAAATCTGTAGTATGTTTCATACATACATTCGTTTATTTCAATGGAGATAAAAATGGCATTTAAAACTGCAGCAGGTTATGGTAATCTGCCTAATGGT